AAAGACATGTGTTATTCAATCCTAAATCTAAAATCTTCTGGTTGCTCGACGTATGCCCCATTAATCACATATGCAAATTTAATCGAATAGACAGTATCCGTATCAAGCATCGTCATATCCAAGTCAAAATAATTGCCACTCACATCGTAAGATAATCGAGTGTGGTCCAGGCTAGCGGTACCATATGGAATTACTTGGAAGTTGTCCGAGGGGCGCACAAGTTTGTAATAGGCATTTTCAATTATCGAATTGGGCATGTTTTCAGAAGCAACAGTGTAGATATTAGGACTCCAATTTTTGTTGCGCGCATATAATCTAAAGCGCACTGGCTGTGCTGTAGTATAGGAAGGTACAAGATTAGTAATCTTTGAAACATAGTTTTGATTAAAGTTCCAATTCTGACTATCAAAAGTATTTACACTTACGGCACTCCCCGTGTGATATTCAATGCCTCCGCTGTGCCATATATCGAAAATAGGCGTAATACTAGAGGATCCATAGCAAAAAGAGGCGGAATATACCCCAGTTTCGACCCAGGATCCTGTGATGTTGACATCGCCTGTGGCTGCCACCCCTCCTCCGATTGGAAGGTATAATTTAGAGCCATCGGGGGCTGAATTGTCGGAAGATCCCGAATAAACGCTCACCAAAATCTTTCCAGTGGAAACAGCAGGAATATCGGTCAATCTTCCCTTCACAATGTTGTAAAGGTATAGTGTCATTAAGTTATCTGCGGCAGGGACAAGGGAGGAGCTTAAAAAGAAGTTCCCTCGATTGTCTTTTTTAGTCGAATCCCACCGTGCCTCAATAATCGGTCGTTTGAAAAAGTACTGGGAGCCACGCGCAAAAAACTTTTTAGTATAATAAGATAATGTTTCGCCTTCCTCGCCGCTCGTTAAATGTATTCCGGCGCCAAAATTATCTTTAGTTCCATCCAGCCATTGTTCTACTAAAGGCGTGATGTCCACTTCCAAATCGGATGAGCCAGGATCCAAGGTTGTCGTAAACACAGAATTCACATCTGCAAAATAATCGCCGCCGGGAGTTGTCCAATTAATAGGAGTGTCACCTACCAAACTCGCCGTCAGCCAATTGGCCGCGCCGTAATCAGAATATTCTTCCATATCCAGTCCCAGACCTTCGTCCCAGGATCGTGAAACGGCCGCTACTGATAATTGAAAATCTTTAGGAGTAGTTTGGGAATGCCTAGCGTTGAAAAGTCTTAAATAAAACGAAACGCTTCCCGATGCAGGAATAAGGTTTTCGCTTCTATCTTGAGAGATATGGCCAATCGTGGTGCCCGTTACGGGAAACTTGACTAGAATACGCTCTAACTCAGAAGAGGTTGCCGACGCCTGGGCAAAAATAGAGAAGACCTCCAAGATATCTGATTGGCCCATATTGCCGCTCACGCCGCGAGTTTGTAAATTTGCCTTAAAAGCATTTGTTATAGTAGTATCAGAGCTTGCTATATATCTCTTTAAAGCCATTATAAAATTTCTCCATCAATGTCGGCGCCGAGGTTTCTAACCTCAAAAACGGCTTCGGGAGGAGGAATTAAATATCTTCCATCATTAGAAATCATATCATCGTAGACAACGCTGAAGTCCGAGTAGCCGGTGCCCTCTTTAGGTACAACAGTCACGTCCTTTACATCCGCAACTACACTTAAGTTGTTTAATAGTTTATATATGTCTGTGATCTTAAATGGTTCTCCGATATCATAATAGGTCGACCGTATATATTGAGTAATTGTATTAATACACAGCTGGAGAACATCGTATTTATTAACGTTTGCCAGAGAAACTGCTGTGAAAAATATTTGCAGATTTATGACCCGGGCATCGAGGATATCGATAGTATCGCCAATCATTTTATATTGATTGATCCACGTTTTAAGATTTTGTTTAATCACGCTATTTGGAGGCACTAGGTGCCCTGCAACATTTGAAGTAATCACATATAAATTTAAATTTTTGCCGTTAAAGGAGTTGACATCGCGTGTCACAGTAGCTTTGGTAACTTTGCCAAAATTAGGAGGCATATTATAAATTAAATTTATATAGTCGTCCTTAGTAACGGCCCGGTTTTGCGCAGCGTAGGTGCCATATGCGCGATATTTTAGTTCTTGAGCCGACATTCGAGGCACATCTCCATTTATAGGATCTTCATTGGTAAGTTCTAGGCTGTTTTGTACATTTAGTTTGCCTACGCCGCCCAATTCGCCTGCATTTCTGAACTTAAATTCCGGGTGGACGCTATGTCGTAAAAGCCCCGCGGCTGCATTGACATCCGCTGCGCTGTTTCTTCTATATAATACCGTTAAAACAGTATTAGTTGGAACAATCCCCAGTTTATCGGTCTTTATTAAAACTGTGGGGTCGAAAGACTGATCAGTAAAATAATTTTTCCCAAATACATTTAAAATAACGTTGGCGGGATCAAGTACTTTTTCTTCATTGTCTCCAGTGCCATACCCAAACTGTAAAAAAGTAGCATTATTGGTTTGTTCCACAACGAAGCGCCGCGGTACCGAAATTGGTTTTAAAATATTTCTGACGACAGGATCAACAATCTCATTATTTAAAACTGAAGTATATACTGTATCTTGAGTAAGATAATCCACTTCAAAATAATTGTTCCCCAGTGAATCAAAAACGGCTACTATCTCTGTAACGTTGCTATCCGGGATTTGTATTCGAAGAAATCTTTGATAATCATCCACTACGAAATTTTGCGTGAGAAGCTCGCCCGAGATAACAAGGCCTTTGGCTTTTATCGCATAACTCTCTGGCGCGCCACTGACCGCATTGGTCTTTCCGACAGCAGCATCAGTTGACTGTGAAAAGTCTACATCCTCCATTAACGTAAATAAAATACCATCCACCGTAGAGAAAGTGGATCCTTTTCTTAGAATGGGAGCGTACGCATAGTCTGGCGCAATGGTGCCCGCAGCAACGGGTAATAAAATAAAGAAGCTGACGTCTCCGAAAGACGAGGGGTTAGGCTTATACTTAAACCCAAGCTGTTTGGATAAATTCAAAACATTATCAAATTCAATTGCTGTTTCTAAAAATGACTCATTCGCTTGGTAATCAATATAAAAAGATAAAATATCTCCAACATATGAAACCAAATCCAACATTAGTGACCCAAAAGAAGCTTCATTAAAGTCTTGCATTGTTTGGGGATAATACTTTTGCGCGTAATTGACCAAATCTCGTTTAATTGTTTTAAAATCTCTACTAGTATAGTCAATTAATGGCTTGTTTATAACGGGCATCTTAAATATTTTCCTATTCGACTGCTATTTTGTGAACTTCTAATAAATCTGAAAAACCAAATTGAGGCACAGAATAATATATTTGAATTCCTAGGGCGTTCCTATCTTCCCCTCCCTCATGCGGAGGATCAAGTTTAAGATAATCAATTCCATTGATCAAAACATATGGCAGATAAGTTGAAACTTGATCTTCAATACGCTCGGTCACTTTAGAAATTAAAACGTTCTCTGTGTTTTCAAAAAGCAGATAACGCAATCCAACTCCAAAATCCGGTATCATCACTCTTTCCCCGGGATTGGTCAATAATAAATTTTTAAGATTTTGTTTTGTATTTTGCGCAATTGTCTTCGTCAACGCATAAAAGCCATCTTCTGGGCTCTTCTGCAACGGTAGCACTGCTGAATAACCATATGCCATTTTTTATTAACCTCTTTTGCTTCTTAATAATTAGACTTTTATGACATTTATTCTTCTTTATTGAAAAAAGGTCCTAAATCCATTTCACTTACTTGTGCATCGATGGCCGCATCACAAGTCTTTCGAGGCTTCTTCGCGTTTGGATCGTCGTCAAATAATCCTAATGGGTCTTCAAACACTAACTTCGCTGCTACGCCGATAGGGGTGAACGGGCCCGGCATGAACCACTTAGTTGTCCACGTAGGATCTACCATGCTAGCTAGACCGCCCAACACCATTTTTAAAAGTTCTTCTCCGAGATCTCCTAAATCGAAATCCAGGGTGGGGGACATAAAATTGCGTGGATTGTTCGCAGGAGCCGTTTTTTTATAATCGCCATTGGCAACAGCTATCGCTGCCATTAAAGCAGACGTAATAGTATTGATGCTATGGTTAAAACACGCATCGATTTCAGAATAATGTTCTTGAGCCAGCATACGATGGATTAAACTTATAATAGTAGTTTGTTCTTCTAAGAATAAACTTTCCGTTAACTTATTGAAAGCTTCTTGTTGAGGCTTGGTCATAAAATTAATAAACATCTCTAATGATCTGTTGCGAAATTCGCCCGGATCTACATAGTTGTCGCCCATGGGGTCAGTGTATTGGGGGTGCCCTTTGTTAGGATCGAACTGCACGGTTTCGGGTAAAAACCTCCTTATCACTGAAAATATATCCGTAGGGTTGCCCATCGTGCCGTACTTGACCGCGGTCAAGTCCGGATCGCCAAATGGAAATTGCCCAACACTGCTGTCGAGGTTGCCGACAGTCGGCCCCTCACTCTCAAGGGTCCAGGTGCCTTCCGAATCGCCGCCGGTCTTCTCGCCCCCCTTGATATCGTGCGACACGCTCCATGCTTGGTATTTCCACACTGCTTTATTCCTACGAATATTAGACAGATAGTCAAACCACGTCAGGCCCTTGGGCTGACGCGAATGTGTTGTAAATAAAGTAGATGCAATGTAGTAATTAACTTGGCCAAGATTATGGATGCCCGTGGTCCATTCTTCATCTCCATAAATTATATCTCTGGTATATGGCACTGCTTTCAATTTGCCGGTTGTTGGGTCGACCACCCAATAGGTACGTGCCACTTGAGTAACAAACTTGGGATCTCCAAGAATTATTTTCCCAACTTTATTTTTAACCATCTCATCGATCGCCGCCAATTTCTGTGCCGAAGGTACCTTCCAACTCGGGCCGTCTTCAAAGGCTCCGAACCACTGCGCGCCGCGTTCCTTTTGTACGTCGGCGTAGGCGGTGAAACCAAAAATATCCTGCGCGGCGATATATTGCGTTATATTAGCCCCGAAATCCATTCTCAAAATATCTGTCGCTTCCTGCAAAACGAGCCATGAAAAAAAGTTATTGGTTTGAAAATTTTTCGCCGTGGCTAGCCCATTTTCATAATCGTTCATTAGCCAATGTTTCTTATTTTTATTGATCAACGCGAAAACACGATCTTGATCCGCTTGCAAGTAGAGCTGCGCCGCATCGTTTTTGTTGCTCACTCGATCCGTCATGTGATTAATCATTCGATTGGCCCAACTCAAATTACCATCTCGGCTTTCATATGACCTAGGCAGGATATATGGCATAAGGGCATGATCGATACCTTTCTCCATAAAGACCTGGTGGCCAGAGTACTTCCCATTGAGCCCCCCATAGGCGCCATATGCCCTTTTGAGTACATAAGGCTCTAAAAACTGACGCGTTAATTGCAAAAAATCGCTGAGATATATTTTCCCTGAGAAAGCATGGCTTAGGTCGGTACGATAATGTGTATTAGTGTAGATTTTCCTTTTATCGAAAGGAGCGTAGTCTGAGCCGCCACTGTGGTTAAAATTATATTGAAACAAATCCCACAATATAGTCTTGCCGGCATATTTGGTGGCGTATTCCCAATTTTCTTCT